CTGTATTTGTGCAAATGTGGAATATCCACTATTCGCCATATCCAATCCACTATGTAGTTTTGAATATCTATCAACCAAATGTGATTTCACTTGTGATTGAACTTGTTCTGTATCGGCTATTTTTAGTTTCTTACCACCAACATTTCTTACAATTACATTTGTACTAAATAATCGTTGTAATCTACTAAATAATGATTTATCTGCCATTTTTTACCTCTTTGTTAGTTATAAGAGCCATTTTAAAGACTCTTTTTTTCTTTCGTGGCCTACTTCCCATTCCCATTCACCATTATCATTGTCTTCGGGAGTGTATAGTCCATCAACATCTTGAAATCTATCAAGTGTTTTTTTTGTTAACTCAATTCCTTCTGTTCGTAATCTCAATGCAGTATCACGAACCCATAAACCTATAGCAAAAGACATTACCAAGTCATCATTGTAACCTCTCATTGCTTCTGCTCTATTATTTAAATAAATAAATGTAAATAATTCATCTATTAATCTACTGGAACGAACCACTACTGATTCATCCCTAAAATATTCCTCTAACTTTGCAATAATCAAAGGTCGAGTTTTCATAGTGGTTGAAAATCCAGCCACCATTTTCTTTTCTTCACTTCTAAATCGATTGTTCATTTGATGAGCAATATCGATATATCTTAAATCTTTACTCGTATAAAATAGATTAGGATAATCCCTATCTATTACTTGTTGGATGGTTGCCCAACCAATGTTATTGTTTTCTATAATTAGTAAAGCATCGTTATATTCTGTTGCAATACTAACCAACATATTACCAAAATCTTTTGTAGGAATCCTACCTTTATACTCTGCCACTTGTTCTACTTTTTCTACATCCATAACATGAAATGCACTATAGTCTGCTGCATCACCACGACCAACATCTGCCGTTACCACATAAGTTTTTGTATAATTAGGCGGTTCCCATATCCAACAATTACTATCAATCCCTCGTTTTTCAATTGGTTCTTTCACTTGAGTTTCTCTACATTTATCTAATATCAATGCATCAATCACAGAAGTACCTGATGTTAAGAAATCACAATCACACTCTTGAGCTGCACTTTGTAATCCTAACAATGTATCTTGTTCATCTCTCCACTCTTGAGTTCTATCTGGATGTACCGTCCAATGAAGTTTGACAAAATTAAACATACCTCTACCTTCTTCAGCCTCAACCCAATTTTTATGAAACCAATTACCAACACCATTTGGTGTAGAGAGTGCAATACAACTACCGCCCGTTGTCAATGTCTGTTGTGAAGCAGTCCATATCTCATCAATCTTATCAATGAATGCTGCCTCGTCAAGTATCAATAATGATAATGCTTCGGAACGAGCTGCTTCAGGTCCTGAAGAAACTGCCTTAATCTGTGAACCATTCATATATCGTAGATTCAACTTGTTATCCTCTACACATTTTTGTTTCAACCAACTCGGTAGATTTGCGTGCATAACACGAACCTTTGTTACTAAATTCTTTGCCACATCTTGTTTCGTAGCAATAACCAACACATTCTTGTCTTGATGAAATGTCATCATCCATAAAGAATATCCAGCAGTTAATGTACTGATACCAAGTTGTCTTGCCTTTAATAGTATATTAAATCTATTTTCTTGAAATTCATTTACAGTCTTTTCCTGAAAATCATATAAAGAAAATGGTATTTTACCTTGTATTGGATGTTGTATCACACAATACTTCTTCATAAAATATGCAGGATCTTGAGCACATTTTACATACTCTTGTTTAATTACTTCTTTTATTTGTTGTGCCATTATTTGCCTACTAGCTGACCTGTTAACCAAACTGATGTTGAAGTGGCCACTACTCCATAAGTAAACCATAACCATTTGTTCTCATGCCATTTAGGTTTGACAACTTTTACTTTCTCTTTATAAAGTTCAGTAGTTTCTTTTAATAAATCAATTTGATGTACTCTCGTTGAAATTATCAAAGAATCTAAAGTAGAATTTTCTTCTAACTTTTTAACTTGAAGTTCTAAATCTGAAATTAAACTTGTTTGTAAACTATCCGATGTTTCGTATTGTTTGAGTTTGTTTGCCCACTCAATTACATCCGATTTAGGTACAGATATAGTTTTTTCTTCAGATTGTCCATAAAGAAACCCAACTAATAATATGTATATAATATATCTCATATATATAAATATATACTACTTGGAAAATTTCTTCAAATATTTTAAAGCTTCGTCGCTGTCATCAAATTCAACAGCTTTCTTAGCTTCAACAATATGTTTCTTTGTAGTAGTTACCTTCCGTTTAAGTGTTGCCACTTCTTTTTTGTTAACTTTTTTCTTAGATTCAAGTACTGTAACTTGTTTTTCAAGTTCTTTATTTTCAGTCTCTTTTACCTTTATTGCCTTGTCTAACTTTTTGACTTCTTCTTTTTTCTTTCCGCCAAAAAATAGTTCAAGAATCCAATTAATGATTCCCATTGTGTTCTCCTTTACTTGGTAGTATTATACCATATTCATCACAAATTTCTTCTAATGATAAATATCCAGTTTTATCGTGTTCTGTTAAATCCATCAACTTTTTTAAAATCTTTCTATATACTCTCGTTACTTCTTCAGTCTCACTATTATTAATTTTCATATGATACTCTGCAGCAACATTACCTAATTGAGCAACCATTCCCATTATCTCAATAACCAACTCCTCAGGTAGGATCAAGTTCCGTAGATTCTTCATCTATAGCCTTTTCTAATTTATTTATATATGCTCGGGCCTCTTCAATAACTGTATTGAATTGGTCTTCTCCCATTTCCCATTTTTCTTTTTCAAGTTCGATATCAACTACACCAACACTATTGAAAAACTCTGCTTTACCACCTGTTTTTTCAAACTCATCAATACTTTGTTTCAAGTCTTTTAAGTATGCTTTTTTATTCTCATTAATTTTATTCTTAGCATATTGTTCATAATCCCCCTTCATACGAAGTTTGTTTTCCATTTCAATTTGACAATCAAAACAATGTCCTGCAATTGCCCAAAACTTGTTATCAAGTTTTTTCTTCATTGCCTTTTTACATGATGGACAAAACCAAGGCATTCTAACATCTTTCATGATGTCTGTTAATTTTCCTTGACGAGTTTCTCCACCTTTATCTTCTACCTTGCCCTCGTAACCTACTTGTACATAAGATTTTTTATGTTCCTTACCTGATAATAAATCTTTTAATACTTCATTCTGTCTTACTGCCTCTTTACTATATCCCATAATAACCTATACTCCGTATTGCCTTTTATATTTGTAATATGTCGGAATACTTACACCTAATTCATAGGTGATTTCTGTTACTGACTTATTACTTTCTAATAATTTTATTAAATCTTCTTTTTTCACTTTTGGGTTTTCCTTATAATATTTTTTACGAGCTTTCATAACGTTATTTACGTATTCTGGATTTTTCCAATGCTCTGTTGTTATTATTTTCGCCTTTTCAGACAACACCTTTCTAACTTTCGGATCGTTCATTGCCTCCTTGTGTTTTTTTGAATTTTTCATTGCTATACTTGTCCTTAATTTACTCTCTTCACTACGTTTATTTCCAAGAGTTGCCCTTCCACCCAAAATTGCAATTTCAAGTCGTCTATGTTTTGATAAATTTTGAAATTGATGTTTTTCACCAACGTTTGGTAAATTATTCCGTACCTTTTGCATTTTTTCTAAACCCTCTGTTGAATATATTTCTTCCCAAGTTTTACCTTTCTTCTTTTTATTTGCACTTACTGCAAATTCGTTATATCCACCATATCCACCTTCGTGTAAATTATATTCAGGATTTAGTTTTTTAATCCAATAAACTTCTCGTTTATTTAATTCTTCTCGTGTTGAACACTCTTCAATTATTTCCTTTTTAAAGTTTTCTATACCATATTTGACAATGGCTCTTTTTAATATTTTACCACTTCCCAAATACATTTCGTCATTTGTAGATTGCTGTCCTACATACGATTTACCATTTATCAAATTTGTTGTTTTATAAATAATCATTTTACTCTCCTATTCTCCTATATAAATAGACAGGAGTTAGAAAAGTGGTTAAAATGTCATTAATCCAGTAATCTGGTTGATCGGAGCAAAACTCCCGGTTAGTTTGAAAGTTTTACCATTATATTTAAAAACTATTCCCTCACTTGGAACAATCGAGTCTAATCCACCTATTGCATTTAATTTATCTAACTGTAATTTTAATGTGTTGAGTTTTTTCAAATCTTTACCTTGTCTAACATCTTTGATGGCCGCATCTAATTGTTTTTTCACTCTTGCAACTGTTGCATCTGGACTTGCCGCTAACCAACCACTTACATTTTTCATTATTTCCGCACCAAGTTCAAAAAATAAAACTTCAAATGGTTTAATATTTTGTTTAAAAATATTTTGATGATCCATCTTATCCGTACTTAATATCCAATCTAAAAATTTAGGATTATCTTTATAATCTTTTTTAATATCTCTTATCTTATATGACTTATCAAAGAATGCCCACCTATTAACCAAACTAACAAATTGATTTGGTTTTAAACTAACCCTATGTTGTTTTGCCGCATTAAATACATACTCTCTCCACCATGCTTCATGGTATTCACCTAACCTATCATTATCTTTCAATCCATATTGAGATTGTAACTTTTTCAATTGTCCTAAAAATTTATTTTTCATTCTACCAAAATCTTGATGTTTGGGTACAGTAAGAAAATTTGGTTTTCCTATTCTAAACATTGATTGTATATGTTGATTCATTTGTTTAATCATACCTTGTAACATTCTAGCACTATCTTTTGGTTGTCCAATGGGTTTTCCACTTTCATCATATTCTAATGTTCCGTGAAATACAATTTCTGCAACATCGTAATCTATTACATTTGCAGTTTTAGGATACATAACCTCTAAA